GCTGATTCCACCACGGCACGATTTTCAACATCCCGGGGTCCGGGTTAGGAAAGGTGAGGATTTCTGGCTGTTTCTCCAGTTCCGCGACCCGGCGCTCCAGTTCCTCGATCCGCAGTTCCAGGGTGGATGGCACCGGGGCCTTGGCGGCGAACACGGGCGCAGTCATCCATGGGATGTCTGGCCCGAAGTAGATCACAGCAACGAGCAGAACCCACAGGGCGAACGGAGCGCCGCAGAGAATGTATTTCATTGTCCCGCCACCTTCTTCCTGAGAGCCTCCACCATGGCCTGGATCTCAGCGGGCCGTGCGATGGGCGCGGAGACTGGATGTTCCACAGCCAGGGTCCGAGCGGCAGGAGCGGCATCCTGCACGGCGAATCTCACCTCTGCCTCACTGGGCTGGGCAGACGGGGGCAGGAGGATCTTGGCTTTGGCGACGACGGCTTTCGTGGCCTCATTCTCTTTCGCCTCGTTCCAGATTTCCTTGAGATCGGGCGGAAGCTCGGAGACGACGATGCCCCCGAAGTCGGGCTTGTTGACGTGCTTCCACAATTCCGCCAGCCGTTCATCCCGCAGATCCGCGTTGCCGCTCAAGATCCGCAGGAACTGACGCAGCATCTCGGGGGTGGTGAGTTGCTCGACAACGCCCACCGCAGCCGGGACGAGGTTGTGCCACAGCTTGTGCCCCCAATCGGGCAGCGGGAGCTTGTCGTCGAGCGCCAGGAGCCACGTTGCGGCTTTCTGGAGTCGGGTGGAGATCCAGGCGGCGGCACGCGGGGCGAGGATTCGGAGAGCGATCCACCCCGCGATGCCGGAGAGGGAGATCGTGGGGAGGTATTGAGAGACGGATTGCCAGATGGTTTCCATGGGTTACTCCTAGTTGTCCATCTGCACCCAGCCGGTGCCGTTGTGGACATAGAGGTGGTGGTCGGTATCCATGTAGATTGTCCCCTCACCTGCGTAGGAAGGCGGGGACGCCTGCGGAATAAGGCTCAGCGCACCAGAGATGTGGCAGGACACCTGCGGCGTGCTCGTGCCCACCCCAACCCGGTTGTTGGCGGCATCGACGTAGAGAGTGTTGGTGTCGAAGATGACATCACCGGCAGAGGCGATGGTCATTTGATCGGTATCGGAGGTTCCGCGGATACTGCCGAGGTCACGGCATCGACGGCGGTCACCAGTCCGATGGTGTCAGAGCTGATGTTGATCTCCAGCCGGCGATCAGCGTCCACCAGCCCCACGGTGCCGCTCCCGCCGGCATCGGCGAACACCGGGGACGCGGTGAACGTGGTAGATCCCACGGTGATGGAGATACCACCAGTCACCGACACCGGCAGTGGGTTGGCGGCATCGACGGCCACGGGCTCCGCACTGGCCCCGCGAAAGAAGAGAGAGAAGGTATCCACCCAGCCCACGGGGTCGGACGCTTGCGCCGAAGCAGCGCAGGCCAGGACAAACAAGGTCAGAAGCAGGTTTCGGCGCATGGTGTGCCTCCTCATTTTGTGCCCACGATCCAGATGAGATACGTGGTGGTTCCCGTGCTGGAGTTGGTGACGGCGATCCTGTCGGCGGTCCCGGTGGCGCTCACTGGGTAGCTGCCGACGAGAGCAAAAGCACCATAGGGGTGGATGGTCGCGGTGGCCAGAGAGCCGCACCACAGGCCAGACGCCAGAGTGAGCGTTTGCGTGCCCGTCTGGGACTGGATGACGAGCCCCTTGACGGTGGCGAGGGTCACGGTTTCCCCGATGCTGTTGGTGAGCGAGCCAACGAGCCCCAGCACCTCGGACGATCCGCTGCCCAGGGATCGGCTGGCGTGGTAGACGGTATCCACCGCGCCCCACGAGGTGCCCGAGAGGAAGGTGGACAGGAGGGACGAGTCTACCCTGTCGGCGGTGGTGCCCATGCCATCGGCAGAGACAACGCTGGACTTGATGCGGATGTCCAGGCTGCCATCGGTGCCGGCCATGAGCGCGGTTGCGGCGCAGAGCAGGAGCAGGAGCAGGTTGCGTTTCATCGTTTCACCTCTCACCAGAGATCGTTCCAGGCGCTGCCATCGTAGACGCGCTCTTTGTTCGTGTTCGAGTCGTACCAGTGCGTCCCGGTGGCGATATCCCCGGTGGGTGTCGCTGCTTCCGGGATGAGGCAGGTATAGCTGCCGATGGTCACCGTGCCGGTGCCGCTTCGCTCGATGTAGGTGTCCTCCGTCCCGCTTCCCACCTTCACGGACGAAGATACCGTCATGGTCGCGGTGTGGGGGTCCGTCGAGTCGGCGGCGTGGTTCGTGAGATCTCCGGCCACCGTGGCGACGGCCGCGGTCCGGTCGGCTGTCTCCGTAGCGATGTAGGCCACGACGGTATCGGTAGACACCCCATCGGTCCCAGTGCTTCCGCTCGTCCCAGCCGACATCGTGGTCCAGGCCCCGGCAGTCAGGCGGTAGAGGGTGGCGGTGGCACCGTCGACGAGCACGTAGAGATCCCCGGTGTCTGCGGTCGACGTGGCCGGGAGGCTGGTGCCGCTGGCGATCAGAGGCTGGGACCATGACGCCAGCCCGCCCAGACTCCAGTTGGTGGGCCATGGGTAGGTGGTGCTGCCGCCACCGCTTCCGGGCAGAGGCAGGAAGAGCATGGCCACGGCGAGGACGGCCAGGACGAACACGGCGGAATGGTTGCGGTTCATGGCATTGTCCCCCAGAGTTGGACTTCGTAGAGGTATGGGATGGTGTTGTGGTAGCAGTCGGTCCAGCCCAGCTTGTAGTGCCGGTATCCGGTGGTGTTCGAGAATGTGACGACGGTCTGCGTAGCCGTATCGGTGATGGTTCCGGTGGCCAGGGTGGTCCACGCCGAGCCGTCAGCGCTGCCGTAGAAGAGATAGTTTTTCAGGTTGTGAGAGGGGGCCCCGGCCCCGCCCTGGTTGATCCGAATCTCGTTGCACCTCGCGGTGATGCCAGCTCCCAGGTCAAGGATGATGTCCCCAGACTTGTCGGGGTATGCGAGGGCGATGGACGGGCCGTTGTAGAGGTTGTGTTCAAAGGCTTTCCATTCGGTCGACGCCGCGTAGATGTCGCCCCGCGTGGTGGTGGCGACGTATGGGCTCGGCAGAAGGTTGCTCGTCATCGTGGCGTTGAACCATGTGCCGGTGGCAACAACTGGGGTCGTCGGGTTGGCTCCGAGGATCGAGACGCGGCCAGCCCCGGTCAGGCAGAGCCGGCCGGACGGCATGAGGATGATTTGGGCAAGCGCCGGCAGGCAGACAAGCACCAGCAGCAGGAGGACGACGGCGCGGGTGATCCTCACAGGCTCACCACCAGACGGGCGCGGTAGTGGATCTTCTTCCCGGTCGTGGTGCCGCTGTTGCAGACGGTGAACTGGGAAACCGTCTTCACGACGTAGAGGTATCCCGCGTTCGGCCCTGGATCTTCCTGCCAGTGCAGCTCCACGGCGTACTCGTCAACGGTCGACACCGCGGCGTTGAGGGTGATTACCTGGCCGGTGGTGCTGTTGCTGGTGGTGATACCCTCGTCGGTGACGATGGCCGCGCGGGTCTCGTCGGCCCATGCGACGGCGGCGGTATCTCCTGCCGCGTTCCCGGTTACCCATGCCATTGTGCGTTCTCCTGTCTATTCGAGGTCGAGCCGAAGCGAGCACCCGGCCATCATGTGGTAGGCTGGCGACCCGTATGTGGTGGCAGAGAGAGATGCGATGTATGGCACCAGCGGGACAGTGAATGCCAGATCGGCATAGGCCACCGATGACCCCGAGGTGTCGGGGTAAAGCGGATTGGTTCCGTCGCCGTATCGGAAGTGCCACGAAGTGGTGATCTTGACCCGCGGCAGCTCCCATGGAATGCCGTAGTTCAAGAACAGGCCGGCCTGGAGATACTGCCCCACGGGCTGGTCAGCCGGCGCGACGATCTCGCATGACCTGGCCGGGGTCCAGTCCCACGGATCGGCGGGGAGGGCCCCCACGGTGGCCGCCGCACGGAAGGATGGAAGGTAATCGGTGACGTATCCGGGGGTGAGCGTTACCCCTGATGTGGCGACCGTGTCGACGTAGACGACGACGTTACCGGGGTTGTCCACTTCGAGCGGATATGTCTGTGTGAGAACGTCCAGCCGATACTCGATATCTCTTGCGCGCACGAGATACCGGATCTCTATCCCCGTGGTTGGGCCGGAATTGTAGATGGTAAACTTTGTCGTCTCTCTCACGACGGAAAGGTCGCCCGAGTCTGGTCCTGGATCTTCATTCCAGTATACGTCTACCGCGTAATTGTCAGCGGCAGCCACCGGGGTGGCGAGCGTGAAGACTCGGCCGGCGGTGCTGTTGGTCGTGGTGGTCCCTTGATCGATGAGGCTCGTGCTGGCCGGGATCGTGAAGCTCGTAACCGGGACATACAACCGGCTGACGTTCAGGGGCCGAACGTGGTACCGGACGCGCAGCCCGGTTGTGATCCCGCTGTTGAAGATCGTGAACTGATCCAATTCTTTCACCGATGAAAGGTCGCCAGAGAATGGCCCGGGGTCATCTATCCACGTCAGATCCACGGCATACTCGCCGATATCTTCCACTGGGATGGAGAGCGCGACAACGCGCCCGGTGGTGCTGTTGCTGACGGCGGTCCCTTGCGCCATGAGGAAGGCGAGCGTCCCCGTTATCTCGGGGATGGCAAGGATGCCGGCGTCCGGCGTGATTGCAAAGGCAAGCTCAAATTTCCTCTCATATGGGGTATACGGGTCGACGCCGCCGACAGGGCTGAACCAGTCGGCTTCGATGTAGACACCATCCCCGGCGTATCCGACGACTTCCCACCGGCCAGACGGGGATGCGGTGCCTGTCCCTCCGGCTGCCGGCTGGTAGCAGAGAACGACATCACCGGCTTGGAAGGCGTCGGAGGAAGCGGAAACGCCAGCATAGACGGTGTCCATGGTCCGCTGTTGCCCGTCCCAGCAGTCGCACAGGAGGCTGTTGGCGGTTGGTGCGGACACGACGATAGCTTCCTGGTAGGTGAAGTCCTTGGGGTTCCCGTTCAGGACGTAGCGCAGGAACGTCCCCGCGGGGTTGGTGGGGGCGAAATCTCCGAGAGGCCTGGCCCATCGGCTTGGGTATCCGGCCCCAGAGTCGACAGCCCAGAACGCCTTGCCGACCTGTGCGATGGCGACGGCTTGCAGCGCCACGAGGGGGTTCTTTCCTGCGGTCGTGGTCCTGATCGTCCGGCCGGCAAAGGTCACATCATAGGTGTCAGGTTCACCGTTGACCGCCTCGACGACCTCGCCCTTGCTGGACGGCTTGACGATGTCGTTCTGCAACCCGTGGAAAGTTGGGTCAAAGATGTTTGGATTCGTCATGTTTCCACCGGGAATGTCAGAATAGGCACGAAGAGGAAAATGGCCGTGGTGCTCGGCGCTGCCGGGGTGTTGAGCCGGAGCAGCACGTCGAGGTAGGTCCCCGGGGTCGGCGGTGTCAGGTCCAGGACGTTGGCTGGGGTTGTTGGATCGCCGCCGATGGGGGTCCACACGCCAGCTCCGACCTTGGCCTCCAGCCATTGTTCCGTGACGACCTCCTGCCCGTTGGCGGTGGTGTCCCCTGTGTAGTGCAGGTCTTCGGTCATGCAGCCGAACGTGAGCGTGTCGGGCGTGGCGTCACCGTCGTTGTAGATGCGGACGGTCTGGGTGCCAGTCTGGGAGCTGGCGATGGATGCCCCGAACTCAACCGCGCCGATCTCCTGATCGAGGGTGTTGCGGATCTGATAGGATATCGTCATGCCCACACCGCCCGCGCCGACACGCTCGACCAGTGGTTTCCTGGCGATCCGCTGTCGGTGACCTCTTCGATGGCCACGGTCTTCGCGCTGCCAGACGGAAGCGTCAGGGTTGCGACCACGGTGGGGTAGAGCATTGCGTTGAGAACCGCTTTCCAGGTATATGTCGGCAACAGGGTATTGCCGCTGGTGAGTGCCCCGAGGAGGAACCCCTTGTAGGTGGTTTGCGGGGTAAACGCTGGCCGGATCTCCGACGCCTGAACGCCCCACTTCGCCTGGTCGGCGAGGTTCTGGACCCGAAAGCCGCCGGTCACGTAGCTGCCGGTGAACTCCCCCCATGTGACCGCGGTGGTTGAGTCTGGCTTCTCCATCACAACCAGGATCTGGTTGATCCTGCTGTCGCCACCGTCGCTACTTTTGTGATCGGCCTGTGCCGCCGCGGTGATGGTGACAGATGCGGCCCCGCTTGCGGCCTGGGAAAGAGCGCGCAGAACGTTGTTCGAGTCGAAATAGCAGAGGCAAGGCCCGAGGATGTTGGCCATGCCAAGGATAAAGTCAAGGGTGCTTTTGTAGGCGGTGACCTCGATTCCGGTTGATTGCACGGAATAAACCGAACCAGAGAACCCGATCCCGTTGGATGCAAGCTCAGAGTACAGGCCGGACGTGCTGTAGCTGCCGCTTCCGAAGGCCGTATAATCTCGATCTCTTCCGGCCAGCACCGCCGCGATGTCCATCGCGACGACCGCTTCCCTGGTGCCGCTGGCCTCGCCAGTGGTCCCCGCGCTCGCGACAGTCCCGCGGAACCGGGTGAAAGACTGGGTGGCCCCGAGGGCCGTCGTGTAGGTGATCGTCACCACGAAGGCGGACCCGGTCGTCAGGGTGGCACCATGCCCAGCGAGTAAGACCGCCTGAGCGTCGGACCAGCGCCCTGTGCCTCGAAGGGTGACCCGGTAGCTCTCCACGTATGCGCTCACGTCGACCCCGCCGATGGTGATGGAGACATCGACCATGGCCAGGGTGGGGGTGGACTGATAGAGCATGTCGGTTATTTCGGTTGTGATGCGGGTTGCGGTTCCGAGAACCCCAATCTGGCGGATGCCCCAGCGGAGGGTTTCCCCCCACCGGCCGTAGTCCCATCCGCATGCGTTGATGCTCATCTGCCTACCCGATGACCTTCCGAATCATGCGGAACGATGCTTCTACCTTGCACTTCCCGCCCTTGACGGATCGGCTCACGATGGCGTCCATGATCGCGAGGTAGACGCGCGAGCCATCCGACACGTAGACCTGAGTAGCACCCTCGTCGAGGGTGCGAATCTTGATCGCCTCCGCTTCCAACGCGAGGCCGGAGTAGGTGGCCGTGCCGGCCGTCTGGCTTTTCGAGGCTGCTTGGCGGATGACGCTGCCCGCGAGGCTCACGGCCTCGGATGTCTGCCTGTCGATCTTCACCACCCAGGCTGATGTCCACGGAAGCTCGGCATGGTAGACCGTCGATCCCACGGTTCCATGGACGGTGATCCCGCCTCCCGTGCTCATACCGCAGCCACCTTCACCATTTCGGTGCGGGCCCGGACGCCGGCCTCCTTGAATACCTCGCCCATGAATCCGTTGACGAACTCGCCGGCGTCCTCGATGCTGATGAGGTGCTTCATGCCGTCGAGGCTGAACCGCTCCATGGCCTGGAGCAGCCTTTCCTGCCGGCTGTTCTCGGCTGCGATCTGCTGCTTGAGGGCGTCCTGTAGAAGGCTGCCTTCCATCCAGTTGTCTTTCTTGATGTTGGCGGCCTTGGCGAGCTGTTCGTACAGGTTGGTGACGTTGTCTGCGGCTGCGCCGTAGGAGCTGGAGAGATCCTTGGTAGCGCCTGATGTCTTCTCGGTGGCCTTGGCCACGCGCTCCACAGACTTCTCGGACTTCGCCCGATCCCGCGCGGCCTTGTCCTGCTCTTTCTTTATCTCTGAGGCGTATTTCTTTCGATCCGCATCGGCTTTCCTCTCGGCCTCTTTCTTCCTGGTTGCGGCTGCCTTGTCGGCTTCGACCTGCCGCTTTGCGTCGGCGACAGCGGTGTTTTTGAATCTGGCCGAAACGCCATTCCTGCCAGCATCCTCGGCCGCTTTGATGGTGTCTCTGATGGCCGTCTCGGACATGGCGGAAAGCTTGTTCTGCACGTCGTTGACGTTCTTGCTGAACTTGTCTTCGTCCACCCGAAGGCCCTTGAAGAAGTCGGCGCGGGCCAGGTCGGTTTCCACGAAGCTCCTGCCGAGGACATCGAAGAAGGTTTTCTGCTCGTCGATCACGCCTTCGAGCCTTGTCCTGTTCTCGGAAAGGCTGATCTGCGCCTGTTTCGTGAACTGGTCGAGGCCGGTGGCTTCTGCGATACTCGGGTAGGCTGCGACCAGCTCAGAGACTGATCCGAGGATGTTCTCGAACTGGGTCTGGATGGTCCTGGCGATGGCGGCGAAGAAGTCCACCACGAAGTTGCCGACCGCCGAAAACGCGCTCACGACGACCGCCGGAATCTTGGTGAAGACAGAGGTGATACCGTCTACCACGTCCACCGTGGTGTTGTAGAACGCGATGACATAATCGCCGGCCGTGCCGAACGCGCCGACGAGGGAGATAAAGAAGGTCTTGAATGCCTTGATGCCGCCGTCGAGGAGCGACCCAAGGCCGGTAAAAGACACCTCGAAAGTTCCCAAGAACACCTCGGCAAACTTCTCCAGCGACAGCAAGCCGACCTCGAGGAACTGTTTGAACGCGGCCTCGTTCTCGTAGATGGCCGTGGAAAAGGCCATGGCGGTGTCATAGATGACCGTGAACCAGCGTTGAACACCGGGTATCTCGTTGAGCCACATTCCGACCGTGTCGAGGAGGTCGGCCCAGGAAGCGCCAAGCGCCCCAATCGTGTCGGCCAGGTTGAAGCCGGTGTCGCCGAACCGCGCCATCTGCGCGTCCATCTTCTCGACGATGGAAAGAACACCATCGCCTTCGGTGATGAGGATGCCGAACTGCCCGAGGATCTTCTCACTGCCCTTGCTTACTGCGGTCAACATGGTTTCCCCGAGCTGCTCGAAGCTCTCTCCGGTGGCCTCGCTTGTTTTCTTCGCGAACTCAAGAACCTTGATGACCTCGTTCTCTTGCAGGCCCGACGCGAGGCCCTTGGTGGCGAGGCTGAAGGTGTCCTTCATGGTCAGGGTGCCAGAGGAAATGTCCTTGATCTTTGCCACGATGGCATCGCCCGACACCCCGAAGCTGGAGGCGAAGGTCTCGAACTGCACTTGCTGTTCGCGAAAGTCCCCACCCCTGGCTGCGAGATCAAGGAAGGCGGAACCGGCCTTCTGCGCTGACCCCACGACCGCATCGAAGACATAGGACGCGGCGTCAACCGTCTTCATTACCAGATCCAGGCCGGAGTTGAGAAACACGGTGGCATCAGCGAACTCACCCATTATCGACTTCGCCTTTTTCACCGAATCGACGATCTTCCCGAACCCGTCAAGGGCGCTCTGCGGCTGAGACTCGATCAGGATCTTGAACGCGCCGGCAACGTCACTCATGCGTCAATCCCCTTTCTTGCAGTCCCCGCGCTTGCGGTGGTATTCCCACCACGCCTCATACTCTGCCAGTGTCATGTCCAGGACCTGGCAGACCAGCCAGTTGTGCCGGTCTGCCAGGTTGAATACCGCGAACGTCTCGGGGTCATCCAATGCCCCGCTGATGGCTAAGGGTTTCCGCCGACTCCAACGATGGCACTGGCCAGCCGGTTGATTTCGGTTGCCGACTTCTCGCGCAAGGAGTCCACGTCCATGTCTGCCAGCTTCGGCTCCGTAACGCACTGGACGATCAGGCGCAGCTCGAACTCCTCTTGGTCCAGCTCCCCGTTCTTGGTGGCCTTCTTGCGGGCGGTGGCCTTGTCGCCGACCTTCGCCGGTCGATACATGACGGACCCGCCCCATGGCTCGCTGATGAACTCCCTGGGCTTGGTGTCGATGTTCGCGAGGAACGCTTCTTTCGTCAGGATCGCCATTACATGCCCCGCAGTTCGAGGTTGCCGTCACCCGTGAATGAGACGTTTTCCTTGCAGGCGTTCCCGACCGAGTTGTCGAAGCCCCAGTCGCTGATGACAGCAGCTCCCTCGAAGTATTTGGTGGTCTCGTCCGCGTTGGGGTAGAGGCGAAGGATAGCGGTTCGGCGGTTCATCGCCATCTTGAAGATGATGTCGTCGGAGATGTAGAACCGGCTCAGGGTGCCGGACCACTTCACCGCGCCAGAGATGTCAGACTGCGCGGCCAGATCGCCTTGCGCCTCCATCTCGATGGTGTCGGTGCTGCCCGACAGGGTCCAGCCTTCGGTGTCCCCGACCTTGATGAGCACGGAATACTGGTCGTAGTACGTGGCGTAGAAGGTTCTGGTCACGCCAGCGGTATGACATCCGAGCAGCCCGGCGGCGTCATTCACCAGCACCCCGCCTTCCATCGGCAGAATCTGGTAGCCGGGAACGTCGGAGCGCTCCTGCAGCAGGGTTCCGGCGACAGGGAGAGAGTAGACGATCTCGCTGGGCAGAACCGCGCCAGCAGACCCGGGGGTGAGCTTGATGGCCCCAATCAGGATGTCGGTGGTGGCGACGTATCCGGGCCCGCCGGCTCCGTCCCAAGTCTCGGTGAAAGAGGTATCTGCGGAGACGGTGCCAGCAACAACGGCCAGGGTGCCGGAGGCGTTGGTCTTGATCATGTGCCACTGGGCCTTGGTCGCATCGCGGGTCAGCTCCAGCGCTCCGGTCGTGACGGTGACCACGGTGCCATTGTCCTTGTAGAAGCTGAACCCCGAAACGGTGACGCTGTCGTTGGTCGACGGGGTCGGGATGATGGTGGCCTCACCGACGATGCCCTGGAGCCTCACCGAGAGGGCCTTGCCGCGGTTCCACGCGGAACGGCTGCTGGTGCCGTAAAAGCGGTTGGTGTAGGCGACACCCTGGATTGTCTTGGAAGCGCTCATGGTGAGCGCCTGGTTGCTCAGGCTGATACCGTCCCCGGTCGGGAGATACACCTGGCCGGATTTCCCGGTGATGCGAGGCATTGGATTGGCCCTCCTGTCAATAGTTTTCCTGGGCAGTCAGCGTCCAGGTGATGCGGTAGACGGGGAAAGAAATCTCGGTGAAGCTGTCGCCCCATGCGACTTGGTAGTGGTATGCGTCATCGGCCCATGTCTCGATGACGGTTTCAACGCGCTGATACAGAAGCTCGATGGCAGACAGGCCATCCATCTCGACGGGGTTGGTTCCCGTGGTCCCGTCGAGATTGACGACCAGAGCACAGGCGATGGTGACCATCCGGTGGCTGCGGTCGTTGGCCGGGACGTATGAGCCTGGGCGCATGGCCAGGAGCGGCATGTTTGCTGCCTCTGGCTGCTTGTCGTCGTCGATGCCGATGTATCCTTGCAGCGACTTGCCCCATGTGGTCTGAGCTGCCGATTGCACGTCATGGTCGGCCAGGATCAGGGCCATCAGAGAGCGCATGATCTCGGTTGGGCGCTGGTTCATTTCCCGCCCCCGAGCTTTTCCGCCAGCTTGGCGGACATGATTTTGCCGATGTTCCCGCGCTCTTGTTCCCAGACCGGAGCGACCACCGGCCTTGCTGGCTCATGCAACGCGGTTGTGTTGCGCTTGAGAGGGATGCCGATGGCCCCGAAGTAGTTCCGCATCTGCGGCGTCACGACCTTGTCCTGCCCCGATTGGAACAGGCCGAAGTAGCTGTATCCCTTCGCTCCAACGGACTCGCGCAGAATGCCGACGACAGCGGAAAGCCCGTCTCCTGCCATGCTGTAGCGGAAGACGTTGGACAGCTTGCCGAGGAATTGGGTTTGCCGCGGGGCCTTGCCCTTCCGCACCTTGGAGCCAGGGGGCGCAGGAGGGTTGCTTCTGACGCGTGCTCCGATGCTGGTTCCGTCTGGGGTGTAGTTCGCCAGCCCAGTCCAGCCGAAGGTGTTTTTTTTGACAGCGAATTTCAGCGCACCGCGGAAGAAGAACGCACCAGAGCGCACCGCCGACTTGGTCGCGGATAAGACACGCTTCGGAGCAGCGTTTTTCAGCGAGTCCTCAAGCTGGTCGAGAAGCTGCTGGTCAAACGAGATCGAGACAAGCGGCATCAGCTCGCCCTCCGATCCGTCGAGACGGTGAGCGTCCAGACGTGACCATCGTGGGAGATCACCTGTTCCACCCGCCAGACGGTACCAGCGACCGTGAAGGTGTCATACCGGGCAACCGTGGTGACCTCGGATTCGAGCAGGTAGAGCACGGCCTGGGTTGCCTGGCCGTTGAGGTCGAAGGAGCCGAGCACCTGGGAGTAGTCGATGATCCCCTTGACCACGGCCCCTGTGCTCGTCGTGACCGGGGTGGCGAAATCGTCGGTGTTGAAGAACACCGGGAGATCGGTCCCAAGCTGCGCGGCGAGCGTCATATCAGGCGAGCGAGCGGAGCGGAGTTGCCCCCGCCCCGCTCAGTCCTCTTAGAGGTGGCCCGGCTGTCTGATGAGAATTTTCACGGTCTCATAGACCCCTGCCGTACTGGAGGCGGTCACATGCTCCAAACATTGACCGAAAAGCAGCCCCGTATTGATGTTGCTGAGGCTCACGGTGCAGACCTCGGAGGCGGTGACCGTGGTGTAGACAAAATCCCCCACGGCCAGATCGCCGACCGTCGAGCTGGCGGTGACGCTGAGATCGAACACCCCACGGGTGGCGCACACCACGTTTTCGCTGGCAGTGCCAGATCCGCCGAGGGCCACGCCGACAATGCCGCCGGTTGCCTTGGCCTGGGACTTGACGACGGGATCACCGCTCGACGGGCTGGTGGTCGACCACGTCAGGTTGACCGTGTCACCATCGTTGATGTAGTTGGTGGCCGCCGTCACCACACCGGCGAGGACGGCCGCCAGGAAGATCGCCAGGAACAGATTCCGTTTCATGCTTGCTTCTCCTGTTTCGTTGAGTGGCGGGGGTCGCCCCCCGCCCGTGTCGTCAGTCGTGAGATCAGCCGCCGGCGTTGGTCAGCAGGCCGGGGTAGTCGAGGACGCCAGCACCCACGTCGAGGCGAACCTTGAAGGCGCGGCCGTCCGCGTCGGTCTGGTCGACCTCGTCGAGGAAGGGGGTATCGACGCCATCCAGGAAGCTCACTTCCAGTGTGTCCGCTGCGTTGGGGTCAGCGAGGACGTACCGGCGCTTGGTGTCGTTCAGGTCGAGGAACGGGGAGGCAAGCGGGATGATCCCGGCGTCGCGGATGACGTTCGCCACACCCGAGTTGATCGAGGCGGTGGTGTCGGCAACGCTGTTGCAGATCATGTCGGCGGTGAACTTGAGCGCCCACGGGACCAGCAGATACTTCCCGATGGCACCCATGGGGACGGTCGCGCCATCGGCACCCTGCCCGGGCTGCACGGCCATCTTCGCCAGATCCGTCTGGAGAGCAGACCCGGAGAGGGCCAGCGTGCTGGTGATGTTCGCGTGTGCGGTGGAGAACACGGCCTTCCCGTCGTGCATGGTATCCACGAGCCCGCCAGTCAGGAGAGCCATGACGGCTTTCTCAATGGCGCGGGTCGCGGCATTCCCGAGCAGGCGGGGGATACGGGTGAAGGCCCCGGTGTCGTCGTTGATGATGGCCTTCCGCGAGATCGTGAAGCGCAGGCCCTTCGAGGTCAGCGCGTAGGATTCGTAGCTGTCGAGTAACTTGGCTTCGGTATACTGGCCTTGCTCGTTGATGGCGACCAGGTCCGGGGCCTCGAAGAGCTTGATGCGGTTGATGTTCTTGAAGTCGGGCGCGGAGCCCTTGCGGGCGATGATGGACCAGATACGCGGCCCTTCGTTCCAGCCCTGTAGCAGGCTCTTGTTGCTGGCGTCCATGACGATGTGGGTGAAGTCGGCGGTTCCGGCGGCGATCAGGTATTCCCCGCGCTTGCTCATCCGCAGGGCGGCCTGCGCGATCTGGTGTTTGCCCCAGCCGCGCGTGCTGATGCCGGCCTTCTCCAGGCACATCTCCGCGATGCGCAGCAGGGACTTGCCGCGGAAGTCCTCGAACCCGGGAGCGGGCTTCTCGACCCGAACCCCGCCGGTGAGGAGGATGCCATCGGTGACGGCCCGCTGGAACTTGGCGAGATCCATATCCCCACCGATGATGGTGGTGGCGGTGCCGGGCTTGGCACGCTTCATCTCTTCGATGATGGCGTTGGCAACGGCGAGGTCATCGGCCCTGGATTCAATCAGGCCCTGTGCAATGGCCTCGCATCCGGCGGTATGGCACCGCGCGGTGATGGCCTTGCCGCGAGCGACGAACGCAGCCACGGCCTCGTCGGCGGCCTTGGTCTTGACGCCCTCGATGTCGACGGCGGGGGTGGCGGGGGGATCGGCCTTGACCGATTCGGCCCGCAGGCTTTCCTGGTCGGAGGCCGGGAGCTTCGACAGGAAATCCTCCGCCTCTTTCACGGACGATCCCAACGCGAGCCCGCGCGAGATCAGGAGCTGATACAGTTTTCGATTCACTTGAAAACCTCCTTGGGGTTTTTCTTCTGCGCTTCTCGCGCTGGTTTTTGGGATCGAGTCTTCGGGCTCGTGATCGGCCCGCATCTTCGCGCCTTGGTCCGCCCCTATCGGGCAAATTGTGTCTTCCACAAGTTCCCAGGACTGCGCGATCCGCATGGGACGCGTGGCAGAGGCGGTGAACGTCCGGCCGTTGATGACGGCAGAGCCCCCGCGGTCGATGTAGATCGGATTCGAGTAGCGGTAGCGGATGCTGCCGTCGCGCAAGTGGCCGCCCCGAATGAGGCTCAGGGCGTGGTCCGCGAGGTCGCCAGTGTCCATCAGATGGCGGACGCCCACGAGGGTCTGGCCTTCCACCCGGATGCTGCGGGTGCTGCCGACCTGGCGCATGATGCTGGAGTCGTCGTGGGTGTCGAGGAGCGGCACCTGGTCGGCGAACTTTGCGCCTTCCATCAGCAGGATCTCGTCGACGATCTCGCCCATGTTCCAGTCGGGCATGGCGCAAGGGGCCTCGGTGGCCATCACCGCGCGGATGGTCCGGGCCTTCTCATCGAAAGTGGACCCGTCCACGACGGCACGGCGTTGGCCGGTGATGCTCTTCGGATCGGATTTCCGGCCATCGCGGATCGAGTCGAATACGTGGGGAATTTTACTGGTCGGCATTGTCGGCCTCCTTGTCTGGGGCCGGGGGCTCATCGCCGGCCGGCGTGGTGGTGCTCGTGCTGGTCGCCGTGCTGGTGGAGCTGCTTTCGGTGACCACCTTGGGCGCAACCGGGTCTTCCTGATAGAGCCCGCGGGCTTCGAGGTCGGCTTTCTCGGCTTGCAGTTCTTCCGCTATCTCTGGCTGGTCCCGGCCGCGCTCGGCACAGTAGCGGGTGCGAGAGTTGACACCCAGGGCAATCTCGGCTTCGAGGGTTTGAATCTCTTTTAACGGCTCGATGCCGTCGTTGCCGGCGAGTTGGAAGGTGACCGCGAGATACTTCCAGGGGGCAGCGTTGAACGCCTGAGCCGTCAGGCCGGGGAGACCAAGCGCGATTTCAGCACGCAGCCAGACGGCAACGACATGCCGCAGCCATCGGCGGATGCGGGCCTGCCGGCGGCGCAGGTTTGCCCACTCCACGTTCTTGGACATCTTCGCGGAGGAGAAGTTGACTTGGGAGAAGTCGCCCGTGCTGGTTTCGTAGGACATGCCAGCAGAGCCGGCCCCGGTGCGTTGCCGCCCGCGGGTGAACCCCTCGAAGTTCGAGTTGGGCCGCTCACTCTTGAACGACTCGACCTTCTCACCAGGCTGGAGGCGCAGAATGCCGCCGCTGTCGACATACTCGCGGTCCCTGCCGGCGTCGTCGTGGGTGGCGGTATCGTCTGCGTCGGGGGGTTCTTCCCCGGCGGCGAGATCGGACATGATGACGACGCCATACATGCAGCCGGAGCGGGCCGCGACTAGTTCGGCATTCTCCAAATCGTCCACCCCGTAGAGCTTCTGGAGCGCGGGAGTCAGTTGGGAGATACCGCGGCGCTGGCTGGAGCGCGTGGTCTCGGCCAGGAAGACGATGTCTTCGGCCTTCGTCGGCGATGACGAGCCTGCCCCCTCGTTTCCGTAGGGGTGCTTGTCGTAGAGGTGGAACGCGAGCGGCTTCCCATACTTGTCGTACTGGATGCCGTAGGTGTCTTTGCTGGTGTCGAGGTAGTCCGTTTCAAGGATCTGGACGCGGTAGGGGTTCGTGAGCCCGCTGCCCACCATGGCGTCTTTCGAGATCACCTCGCCGTCTTCCAGCAGATGGTTCTCGATGAAGTGAGCGCATTCGGTGAGGCTGGAGCCGTCGGCCCCGGCGGTGTCCGCCCACGAATAAAAGCGCCGCTCCAGTTCCTTGTTGAGCGCGGTGGCGGGCTTGTTCTTGTCGTCCTTGATCTGCCACTTGCAACCGATCTCATCGCCGATGACGGCGGTAGCTCGCTTCAATTCGAGGCTGGCCACGAAAGGGTTGTTGCGGCAGACATCGCGCACGCGGGCCTGGACCTTCAGGCGGGCCGCCATCACCTCGGACAGTCCGCTCTTGTTGCTGGGGTTGTGGCTCTGGTACGGGCCCTTAGCATTGGTGGCCGTGTAGGCACGCCAATACAGCTCGCGGTTGCGGCGGTAGGCGTTGGCCCCCTGCGGGCTCCACAGCGCGATGGTGTCACCGACAATGGCCGTGGTGGCGTCCCAGATGAGCTTGCGGAAGTTCGGCAGGATGCTCATGGGATCAGCTCGCAGACGGGAAGGCGGGGTTGGTGACCGATGACCCGCCGCGAAGCAGCTTGGCGCGTTCAGCCCTCAGCGCGCGGTATTCTTTCTGGAGCTCGGCGTATGCAACCTTGGTGACGGTGCGGCCGGCGATGCCGTAGGACTGCGCGTTTTCACATTCCTCGATCTTGGCCTCGACGACGAGAAGCCTTGCTTCAACCTTGGCCAGTCTGGAAGCAATCGTCACCGGAGACTCCCGCCAAAAAAGGCGAACCGCCAGGAGTCCAGGCCCCTGGCGGCTCTAGGCGGGGAGCAACCCCCGTCTTGGACGAGTGTCTACTTGCGCTTCTTGCGCGGTTTTTTCTTCCCTACGTCCTGAGTATGTCCCGGCGGCGGGGGGGTTGTCGTCGGATCTGGAATTTTTCCAGCAGCCTTCCGCCTGGGGTCTGCGGGGTCAATCTGCTCGATGGTGTGAAATATCCACCCGCAGATGCTGCATTCATGGCTCCGGTCGATGGTGGTGGAATCTCTCTCGGTGTGGGTGACGTAGACTTTCCCGGCGTGGCAGATGCGGCACGTCAGCGGGTTCCCGGTATACTGCATCTTTACACCCTGGATCAGATGCACCAGTTCCTGCATGATGGTCTCCACCGGTAGCCCCGTCCGCTGGTGTTCGAGCATGGCAGCCCTTCGGAAAATCAATCTCATCGTTTCGTCATCCCCTTCCAAATATCTTCCCGACGCCAGCGGTGAACGGGTTCTCCCGTGGCTCTCTCTTTGGCTCCGGTGGCTTCGGTGGCGGCTTGGGACCGCCGGGCCTCGTCAGCTCGAACCGGCGAAGGCCGCCGGCAAGGCTGTTATCCGCGAGCGCGAGGCAGAGCACCTCGCAGTCGACCATGTGGTTGTCCGGGTTGACGCGCACCCACTCCCAGCCACCGCCGGGAAGCGGCTTCTTCCGCTCGGCAAGTATCTGCTTCGCGTACCAGTCTTCGGTCTCCTCGTGCAGGTAGAGCGCCCCGGGCTTCCCCTCTTTGGCCCAGCTGTGGCGCGTCCAGAAGATGCCCTTGAAGAAGGCCGTGTCGATGGTGGTGATCTGCCGGCCGCCGGGAATCTTCTCACCGCGCCGGTTCCGGTCGATGAGGTCGCCAACCTTCACCGGCCGCGTCTGCGAGTGGCTCGCACCCTTGCAGGCCCACAGCAGGCCGGGAAGCCGGTGCCGGTTCTTGGCCGCCCACTGCATGGTTTCCTCGGAGCGGGAGATCAGCTCGCCCTCGGCCTTGCCACCGCCGGTGTCGATCCCGGCACGCCAGACGCGCATGGTGTCCCCGTTCGCCGTCTTGTATTCGGACTCGAAGAGGATCTTTTCGACTTCCTGCCACGTCTGCACGTAGCCCTCATCCACGCCCCACGACGTGCGATCAGCCGAGAACGCCCGCAGTCTGTACCAGAACCGATCCATTTGGACATCGACGGAAGCCACGAGCACCACCGCATCGGCAGGGACGAGCAGACGCGGGAGCCCGGCCACCTTGGCGGACAGGACTTCCTCGAACGTGGCGAGGTCGCGCAGCACCTTCCAGTGCAGCGCCAAGCTGTTGTTGTAGAAGCTCTGTAGCTCGGCTGGGTCCGACTTCGACAGCAGGAACGTTTCCACGAGCGAGTCGAGCCGGCCGCCTGGGAACAGGCTTGCGAGGCGGGAGACGTGGAACCCAACACGCCTTGGCTTCCCATCGCATGCCCGGCGAACCACGATCAGGCTCTCGGTCAGAGCCGCGTTTTTCTCGGCCGTAGTCAATTCTGCTGGGCAGGATCGGCACTTGTAGCGGGCTCTGGCGGCCCGTTCTCTCACCGTGCCCTCCTCGGGGAACTTCACGTAGCCGGTGGAACCATCGGCGTCAGCGAAGAACCGCAACGGCTGGATGTTGCCACAGTATGGGCACCTGATGGCTGGCTCGCGGATCTCGTCACACAGCTCCATCTGGCGATCCATGTTGTCACCTTCCACGGTGACCGAGGAGAGCATGACAATCTTCCGGTTGGGGAAGGTTTCGGTGCGCTGGATGCAGCGGTTGATGGCCGATCCCTCGGCCCCAAGCTTGCCATAGCCGGGCTTCGTGATCTCATCGAGAATTAAAAAGCGTATCGGCCTCGAAGCTGTCTTCGCGATGGACGAGGCCCAGGCCATAACGAGCGAGAAGCCGTTGCGGAGCACGATACGTTTCTGCCCAAACTTGGCCTCGATGATGAGAGGCGCAAGGGGCTGGCACGCGCGGATAGCCGGCTGGATTCTGTCGTCGCAAAATTCCTCGGATGTCTCTTTGTCCGCAAAGACCCACATCGCTGGTCCGGGGTCTTCGGCGGCCTGCTTGTTTTTCCATGTGAGGATGGTTTCGCTACCGGCGACCTGGGTTGCCTTCTCCAGCACCACGACCTCGATGCTTTCGTCATCGAGAGCCTGGAGGACTGGGCGCAGAGATGGGATCATGTCCATGCTCCACGGCCCGGAGCTGGCGCTGGTTTGCAGGGACAGTTCACGGTTGGCCATGCCCCACGATTCGGTGCTGATGCCGGAGGGCGGGGCGATGGTGTGACGGACGGGGGCGAGGATCATGCCGCTGGCACCTTCCATTCTGTTTCGGCTACCAAGCAGCATCCGCACACCTGGCATACCTGCGCGCAAAGTGGCCCGCGGCCCAGGAGCCTTCTTCCGCAACCGGTGCATCTCTTCCATTCGTTCGGGCTCGGATGTATTCCAAGCGAGCGCAGGCCGGACCATGCGGCAGCATACCCGAGTGGCGCGCCGTCATTCTTTGCAACAGACGCCAAGCCCCACGCTCGCCATCCAGACGACTGCTTGACAAAGTATTCTTGGTCTCCGTCCCAGTCTCTGTCCCACGACAAAAGCCTCTTGAGCCTGCTTGGGTGCCGCATCTTCCGAAGCGCCTCGAATTGGATCTGCCGAATCCGGTCCTTGCTGCGGCCCAGCTTCCGGCCAATACCATCCAGGGTAGAGGCTGCCCGCCCGAACAGCCCGAACCGATGAACCAAGATCAGCGCTTCCCTAGGCCGTAACGTCAGCATGGCTGCCGCTATGTCCACCCGCAGTTCGACCTGCTCCAAACGATCTGGTGCCGTGATCATGGTCTGCCCCACTCGACGGATACGTTCTCACCAGGGCGGAGACGGATTATGTATCCTGGCTCGATGAACTCTGATTCCGCGTTGAATCCTCGAACCACGACGGGCGCTGGGTCTGGCGGGTAGTGCTCATGCTCTCGAAGGCCGGCCTTCCTGCGGGCTGCGTTCTGCTCGCGCCGGAAGGCGAGGTTGCTGCTCAAGTCGAACTCCCGCATTGTCTCGGGGCGGAACCCTTCCAGCCAGTCCGAGGCGGACTCAAGCAGAGGCCTCACGGGCATCCGCACCATCCGCAGGGTGGTCCACGGCTTGGTTCTGATCATTGAAAGAATCCTCCCCACCAAAGCAGCGAAAGCGTGACGGCTCTCCCGAGAAGGCCCGCGCGGAAGCTGTCGTCGTCGAGCTTACCGACCGTGAAGGCGTGGAGGCGGACCCCCTCGTTGAGGCAGTAGAAGCAGAGCAGCAGGGTCGCGGGTGTGGTCATACTTTCCTCCGTGTTATTACCGGCCTCCTCATCGACATCGGAATGATCTTCCACTTGATCCCCAGCGCGAGCCCGATCTTTGCCAGTGTCAGCAGAGTTGGGTTGACTTTGTGGTTGAGCAGGCGGTGGACGTAGGCCCGGCTCACGCCCATCTTGCGGGCCAGCCATGCCTTGCTTCTGCCGTCAAGCTTGGTGCAAATCGCATCGTTGATGTCGAACATCATGTCGGCTGAGTGCCAGTCCGGGTCGCCATCGCGGTCAGGGAAGAACTCGTCAATCAAAGATTTGTCGCTCATCCTTGCCGTTCCTCCCACTCGCCGCACCACGTCCCAGGGCGGACCATGACCCATTCGCCGATGGAGCCTGGGCCGTCCCAAGCCGATGGCGGATATCGCCGGCACTCACCTGGGGCCACTCCATCGGGCATGAGGGTTGCGAAAAACCGGCAATCGGCGCACCGGTGTATCTCGCCTTGCTCCCAGCCCAAGAAGCCCGGCTCGCTGCAATCGATGTCCGAGCAGACCCCGTAAAAACGGCAGGTGGGACACGCTCTTTCTTCACTCATCTCTTCCTCCTCTTCGCTGTTGGCCGATGCTTCCCCGGCCGGGCCAGTGCCGTCAGCATGGCATACACGTGCTCCTTGATCGTCGCCCGCATGTCGTCCGGTCCTTTGCCTTCGAGCACTGGGGGAAGCCTCACAGGCAGGGCCAGGGACGCCTGGCGGAATTCCATGATCACCTTCATCCACTCGGAGCGGACTTCTTCGAGCGACACCAGCCGGCCCTTGACCTGATCGGTGAGCGCCCGGTCGCGCTCGTTGCGGATGCGTAGGTTCTCGGCTTTCAACTCGGTGAGCGTGGCGCTGTCGCCGTCGCGGACCTCGATATTGTCCGAGCGCCAGTCGTAGACGGCCTTGAGGTTGCTCACCCCGTACCGGACTTTGGGACAGCCGGCCTTGTGCCAGTCGGCAACGCACTTCACGGTCACGCCGAAGAAGTCGGCGACCTGCGAGGTGGGCAAATCGAGCGGGTGAGCGGGAGCCGGTTCCTTCTCCTCGGCCAGGGCGGCTTGCACTTCCTCGTACTCGATGCGGTCGGCCTTCGAGACGATCTTCCCGGCCTGGATCTTCTTCCCGATGTTGGCCGCGTTGGCGCGGCGGGCGTTGGATACGGTCACGGCACCAGCTCCGGCGTCTTGCCCGTGGCGTCGGCCCAGCCCCTCGGGGAAACATGCACCCTGGCGCACGGCTCCGCTACCTGCTGATAGACCTTGCTTTCAAGCCCGCACCCCCTGAGCCTCCGTCTGAACTCTGGCATAGATGAGCTGGTGTTTGTGTCCTTCGGCTCAGGCCCCAAAGCGCAAGCCTCGTCAGGAGAGCACCTGTGAAATGCTGTTCTCCACGCCGACCTAGCCTTGCTCCTTGTCGGAAATACCCTGATGCGCTTGTTATTGCTGTTCAACTCACGAAACAGTTGCTTACAGTCAAGCCATTCGTCCGATACCGCAGAGCGGGAAAGCGGAGTGTGTGGGCATGGGTCAAAGTAGGTCGTCTTGAAATGCACCGAAGGCCCGTTGGCGGCGTCTGTGGGAATGGCGGCCAGCAATGAGCCTATGCGCGAGCTGTCCCATCCTGGGTATCCGACGATGAGAAATAGCTCCATCTTTTGTTTCGCCCACTTTGAGGCAGCAAAAAGCCTCCCAATGTCTACGTCTGAAATTGGCTTTCCAAGAAGCTTTCTGTCGTCCTGTGTCCAACCCTCTATCCCGAGGTGAACCATGGGACTCTTGTATTTTTCCGGGTCCATCAGGTAGTCATGCACGGTGACGCTTTTCGCGTTGGCGAACCCAGGAACCAGATCGCGCCCGTCGTTTCCAATGATCGTCAGCCCCCGCCCGCCTGCGCTCCTGGCCTGCGAAATGGCCGCCCGAACATTCTGGTTGTGCTGGTTTGGCTGGGTCCATCCGGTCGCGCAGAACAAGCATTTTCTGTGGCACCCTCGCCCGCCCAGGTAATAGTATCTACCATCGCCAGGAACCTTCAGCAGCGGGGCGAGATCGAAGGCGCAGTCATACGACGCCCTGGCTTCCCGATCTTTGGTGAGGACGCAGGGAAGGTTCATTGCCGCCGCCGGATCTTGCCCCCACGCTCGGATAAACTCCCACCCCTCGCCTACCACCACCGCATCAGCCCACGCAAGATAGGGCTCTCCGAAAAACGCCTCAAAGCCTCCCATGATGACCGGCCTGCCGCGAGCCGACACCCTGGCCTTGACTAACATGCCGACCTCGGTGGGGTCGCAAACTGAAACCCACAGGGCGTCAGCCGTCGCCATGGCTGTTTCCTCGATTCCAGCATGCTTCATCAGGCTCCGTAGCATTGCCACCGTGTACAGGTTTGCCGCCTCGTCACTGTGGATCAAACAGACTTTCATTCTCAATGCACCTCGTCACGAAGATGGCCACGGCGTCAGCCTCCGACGCAGCAAGCGCCTTGACCTTGGCGGCCAGGGCCTGGACGGTGTCGTAGTTGAGAACTGCGGACACCTTTCCGATGGACACCACCATACCGCCCTTGCCCGTCTGCGACCGTTTTCCCCTGTCGTCCTCCAGCCCGCTGTTGTCCCAGGTTGGGATCTTTTTCCCTGTGATGTCCCCGGCGTCGAAGCCGATCAAGTCGAGATCAACCCCGGCCGCCCGCAGTTCGTCCAGCTCCAGCTTGAGCAGCTCTTCGTCCCAGCCGGCGTTGAGCGCCAGCTTATTGTCGGCCAGGATGTAGGCCCGCCGCTGGGTGTCGGTGAGATGGCCCAGGGTGATCGTCGGCACCTCGGCCATGCCGAGCTTGCGGGCGGCCAGAACCCTGCCATGGCCTGCGATGATTCCGCCGTCGCCGTCGATCAGCACCGGGTTGCAGAAACCGAACTCTTTGATGCTCGCCGCGATCTGCGCGACCTGTCCGTCCGAGTGGGTCCGCGCGTTGCGGGCATACGGCAGCAGCTTGTCTACCGGGGTTTGCTGGATTTGCAGTTTCAAGATTGGCCTCCTGACCTAATTTTACACTAACCTATCAAAAAATTGATAGAGGTAGTCGAAGATCGCGCGCACGCTGACC